AACTTGAATCAACATTTAGAGATCCACGTGTCAATAGAAGTTTTGAATCTCTTATAACTGAAAGAAATGGAAACCAAGAAGAAAATGATAAATCACTTTATGCACATGTTTTTAAACAAATTAAAAATAAAATTTTTAGCATTAATGAAATAAATATTATTCCACAATTATCCCAAGAACAAATTGAATCTTTTGAAAAAAAATATTATACTTCAGATTTATCAAACTCCATAAACAGAGTTAAAAAATTACTAGTAAATAATTTTAATAAAAAAATAGAACTTGAAATAAAAATTGAAGACCGTAAATCACAATTTGAAGAATTTTCAAAAAATATTGCAAATTCATTAAAATCAATTGAAACTTTCTCTGACAATTCTCCACAAGATGAAAATCTCAAAAATCTTTTATCAGAAAGAATTGATTGGTATTACTCAAAACTTGAATTGGATTCTTTAAAAAAGGAATATTCTGAATCTCTTAGTGAATATTCTTTTTTTAAAAATTTACTACGATCAATTAATGATATAAGTCCATGTGGTATTTGTCAAATATGTATGGAAAACCAAGTAGGTTATTTTATTGATCCATGTGGTCATGCAATTTGTTATAGTTGTAACGGAAAGACAAAATCACCTCTTTGTCCATTTTGTAGAACACATATTTCAAGTTATAAAAAAATGTACCTTTAACATTACAGTTAAAGTATGGAAATACCTTTAACATTACAGTTAAAGTATGGAAATACATTTAACATTACAGTTAAAGTATGGAATTACTAATTTAAAAGTTTACTTTAATTGGTAACTTTCCTTCAAGCTTGCGATCATGATAAATCTCTGCAACTTTGTATAACGCTTCGCTTATTTTTTCAATAACGGGATTCTTCTGATCTTCTATATAAAGACTTGGAACAAATTCAACTTCATTTACAAAATATGTATATGGAGTACCCTCTAATCCTGAACCAACATCTATTCTTGTTAAAATTGGACTTTTAAGATCTCCAGGTAAGTCTAATTTTGGTAACGAATCCATAACAATCTTTGCAAATTTCATAAGATAATCCCATCTATCCTGTTTTACTTTAAATTGGCCACCTTCTTGTTGGGGTCTTGTGCCAGCTCTATTATTTGAAGAACCCATTGTATAAAGATATTTTCCATTTATGTGATATGTTCTCATTTCTGGATTACTTTTATCAAATCCCTTTATGTATTCCTGAAGAACAATTCCCTTATATTTTGGAATTGTCCGTTGAAGATATTTATATATCTTTTTCTTTTGACATGCTAATTTTTTATCACATGCCATAAATTTTTTAAAATCTATAGCTTCTTGTCCATAAACGGGCTTTGCAATAATTGATTCCCATTTATTAACATTTTGCATCTTTGAAACAAGAGAATTTATATATTTTTCCGGGTTATTTAAATACCATTTCTTTCTAAGAATACATTGAGTTGGTACTACAGGAATTCCTTTATTTTTAAGATATTTATAATATGTACATTTATTATTTATAAATTTTTGATATTCATATGGAGGATAAACGTTATTACTATTCTTTAATGCAGATTTAAATCTGTTAAAAATTTTTGGTTGTTTATATTTTTCACTTAAATGAAATGATTCAAGAAGATCATAAATAATTATAAAAACGAGATCATTTTTCTTAAAACGTCTTGTAGAAATATCATCTGGTTGGATATAATCTACTACAACATTTGGAAAATGGCTTTCTAAGTATACACCAATTGCATAATCAGATGGTATATGTTTTTTTCCATCCCTCATAACAATAAAATCCTTTGGTGTATTTTTAAGCCATGGCATTCTTGTTAAATTTATACGCAGTAATTCATCTTTCTTTTTTTCAGCTTTTTTATAATTTAAAACAATGCCTATTTTTATTGTATCCATTTTATTAATAACTATTATTTTTTATTTAAAAAAAATTAATTTAATAACTACGGAAAGTATCTTTAATAAATACCTTGTACATTAATAAATGGACAAGATATCTTATATAATAATCCTAAGAGCTTTATTTGTTTTTTCATTAATTGAAAAAGGATGGTGTGTGAAAAAAGTTAATAGTGAAAAAAATACATTTGAAATGTTTAAATCAATAAAAAAAGAATATTAAGAAATAATAATAATAATTATTAATTGTCATTATGGGAGGAGGATTAGTCCAATTAGCTGCATATGGTTCACAGGATGTATATCTTACTACAAATCCGCAAATAACATATTTTAAAGCGGTTTATAAAAGATATACTAATTTTGCAATGGAATCTATTTATCAAATTGTCGATGGTAATATTAACTTTGGAGGGAATATTACAATAGTTATAGCAAGAAACGGAGATCTCGTAGGAAATATAATACTCCAAGTAAGTTTATTTGATCCAACAAATTATATAGTTAATGGGAGTTCCTTTGATTATTGTGGTTGGATTCAAGGAGTTGGAAATTATCTTGTGAATAATATATCTGTTACTATAGGAGGTCAACAAATTGATCAACAATATGGAAAATGGATGGATATATGGTCAGAAATTACAACTCCAGAAAGCCAGACAAAAGGATATGGTACTATGATAGGTAAAAATTACTCTTCTGCTCTATGGCAACCTTATAATGTAAATTCAGAACCTTATAACTTATTACAAATTCCTTTACAATTTTGGTTTTGTAGAAATCCGGGATTAGCTATTCCACTTATTGCTCTTCAGTATCATGAAGTTAAAATACAATTACAGTTTGAAAAATTTACAAATTTAGTTGTTGGAATTAAGAATGGACAATATCAACAGATTTTGCAAAATACATCATTACCTCTTCCAAATTTTTCAAATACATTTACAATATGGAACAATTATTATTTTCTTGATACAACAGAACGAAGAAAATTTGCACAAAATGCTCATGAGTATCTTATAGAACAGCTTCAAACACAAACTGGAAATTTAATATCACAAACAGAAGAAAATTACATTCGGTTAAATTTAAATCATCCAGTAAAGGAACTTATTTTTGTTTTTAATAGAAATAATTCATTTGCTCCACAAAATGATTTTTCCATAGGGACCAATATTATTCCTAATGGAACACCGAGTCAATTTGCCCCTCTTGGATTATTTAAATTAATTCTTAATGGAACAGATCGTTTTAAGGAAAGACCAGGAGAATACTTTAGACTTTCCCAAAATCATATACATCATACAAGATGCCCTGGTAATTATATTTATTGTTATTCATTTGCTCTTCGTCCAGAAGAACACCAACCCTCAGGAACATGTAATTTTAGTCGAGTAGATACTTCACAGTTATATTTTCTTTTAAGAAATACTTCAGATCCTAAAGGAACAAGTGGTTATAATTACGTAATACCAGCTCAAGATTATGATAATGTTCCAAGTTATTCATTATACGCACCAAGTTATAATATTTTACGTATAATGGGAGGTATGGCTGGATTAGCTTATTCAAATTAAGTTTACTTAGTTGCGCCGATACATCTTTAGATTTCAAATTATAAAGTAATTAAAATATTTGTATTAATTAATGGAGATAATTAATACAAATAGGTTTACACATAATTCAAAACAACTTTATATCATATATAAAATTTCTGATGGTAAAATGAAACTTTTTTTGAATACGGAAATTCCTAAAGAAGAAGAATTTAAAAAAGGAAGTTATAAAAATCTATATGGATATATAATAATTCATCTTAAAAATAGAATATGTGATGGTATTTATATAGATTCTTTTTATATAAATTATGATAAATATCCAGAAGATAATCTAAGAGGATTAGGTAAATTTATGTTATGTACTTCTATTTCAGTTTTAATTAAAAATAATTATTCAATTACTAAAATTTGTTTAAATGCTTATTCAACTAAGCGTGATAGTTCTTTTTTTAAAGAAATAAAAAATTGGTCAGGTAAAGAAATAATTGAATATATAATAAGTAAAGATTTACAGCTTTACTATAATACTGAATTAGAGAATTATGTAAGTAAACAATTATTTAATGAATATAAAATTAATTATCTAATTCAACAAGAATCCTTATATGATGCTAAATATGAAATACCTAATATAAATAAACTTGCACAATTTATAGATACCTATAAAAATGATGAAAATGATACTTTTAAAATGTATCTTTGTGAAGAATTATCTAGACTTAAGAATCAAGAAAAATTATTAGAATATTACAAATCATATGGATTTAAAAAAAGCAAAAGAAATAAATATAATAATTTTTTAGGTGTTTTTATGCTAGCAAATTTACAAGATATTCATAATAATTGTTTAAAAATAATTCTAGGTAATTTAAATTAAATTTAATTAAAGAAAATTTAAATTTAATTAAATTAATTCGTAATTTTTTAAAAAAATAAAATATTTATAAAAAGTACAAAACACACAAAAAATGGGAGGAGGTCTTATGCAGCTTGTTGCCTACGGTGCCCAAGATATCTATCTTACAGGTCAGCCCCAAATCACTTTCTTCAAGTCAGTTTATCGCCGCCACACTAACTTCGCCATTGAGTCTATTCTTCAGACAATCAATGGTCAACCCAATGCTGGTAACCGTGTAAGCGTCACTGTTTCCCGTAACGGAGATCTTCTTAAGAATCTCTGGATTCAGTACGTACCAAACGGATTCGTTAGTGCAAGCGCTGGTTCTTTCACAATGCCAGCTGATTTCGGTCACGCTCTCCTTGATTACCTTGAGCTTGAGATTGGTGGCCAGCTTATTGATCGCCAGTACGGCCGCTGGTTAACAATCTGGCGCGATCTTACAGAGTGCAACCCTGTTGGTCAACAGGGACAGGTCAGTTCAACAGGAGCTGAGCCCCCTATCAACAGCACATCTGGTACACAAGATGAGCTATCAGTGCAGGGTTTCTCTACCAAATACCAGCGCATGTCTTACACTCACCAGGGAAATCAGAATGAGCCACTTACAGATATGTCATCTGCGCCAACAGATGCTTATATTCCTATGCGTTTCTGGTTCTGCCGCAATCCTGGTCTTGCAATTCCTCTTATTGCTCTCCAGTACCACGAAGTTAAATTCAATATTAACTTCCAGCAACTCAGCCAGATCTTTGTTGCGCCTAACGGAGTACCAACCACTCTCAATGTAACTGGTTACCAGAGCATCACTGTTTATGCTGATTATGTTTACCTTGACACAACTGAGCGTCGCCAATTCGCCCAGAATGCTCATGAGTACCTCATTGACCAGCTCCAGTGGCAAAATGATTCATCCGGTAACAGCAGCATTCGCCTTAACTTCAATCACCCCGTTAAGGAGCTTATCTGGACTGGATCACCTAACTACAATGTCACTAATGGTATTAACCCCAATTCTTATTATGACAATGTACAGGGTCCTGCTACACCTTCTCAGGTTGTACAGGGTGATGATTCTACCAACTCTGCAGCTCTTGTAACTACCCAGTGCAAGATTGTTCTTAACGGTACCGATCGTTTCACTTACCGCCCTCTTAAATACTTCACCCGTAACCAGATTTGGGATTGCCACACTGGATTCGGTGCTACAGGTATTGCTGACTCAATTGCAGTTTACTCCTTTGCTCTCCGCCCTGAGGAGCACCAGCCTTCTGGTACATGCAACTTTTCTCGTATCGACACTGCTCAGCTCCAGTTCCTTTACGGAGCCGGTGAATCTACCAAGTCCATTGATATCTATGCAGTTAACTACAACGTTCTCCGCATTATGTCTGGTATGGGTGGTCTCGCATACTCCAATTAAGTTGCTTAATCAAGCAATTAAAAATATTAAAAATATACTATGTAACCTTTTTGTAAAAGTCAAGGATAAATTGTTTTTTGCCTCCCATTTAAACGATCGAAGAATCTAAAGTTCTTTAAATATATGACAAACCGGTTAATGTAAAATATCTTAATCTAATAAAATTGATATTATTAAATTAAATTATTTTCGTTTTAAAATCTATTATTAATATAATAATATGGTTAAACCAACATTTTTATGTATTGGCGTTCAAAAAGCAGGAACAACATCTTTGATTGGATACTTGTCTTTACATCCAGATATATTTATGAAAGGGGAAACACATTTTTTTGATACAACTGAACTGTCTGAATCAGAAATTATAAAATATGAAAATACATTTAATACAAATAAATTAATAGTAGGAGAAAAAACACCTTCTTATAATTATTTAAGGTTTGCTATTGATAGAATATATAAGTATAACCCACATATAAAATTAATTTTAATTTTAAGAGAACCAATATCAAGAGCTTTTAGTCAATATAATCATAAACTTAATATTAATAAAAAAACATTAAATGATGTAGATGACAAAAAAATAATAACAGATTTTGAAATAGAAGAAAATATAAAATTATCAGATATAAAAAGTAATGGGGACTATTTTATTAGTAGAGGAAAATATGATGAAATTATATCATATATACTTTCTAAATTTCCAAGAAAAAATATTTATATTGGAATCTCTGAAGAAATAAAATTAGATAAACAAAAATATTATAATGAGATATTTAGTTTTTTAGGAGCAAAAAATATTAAAATTGATAAAAATGTTGATGGAAATATAAGAAAATATGAAAGACCTATTCCAAAATTATTAGAAAAAAAATTATATGATATTTATAAACCACATAATGAAAGATTATATAAAATATTAGGAAGAAAAATAGATATATGGGAAAATTATTATAATAAATTAAAATCTACATTTTGAACGCGTAAAAAAATATGATTTAATATAATTTAAAATATATATATATAATTATAATTATTATAAATGCCAAACACTTCACCAAAACCCAAAGCTAAACCTGCAAGTAAACCAAAGCCAAAACCCAAAGCTAAACCTGCAAGTAAGCCAAAACCAAAGAAGTCTGAGAAAAAACCCAAAAGTAAGTAATTAAACTTTAATTGTAAAGAATCCACGAATATCTTTATTTTTCTCTTTTTTACGTTTTGCATCTCCAATACTTATTTTTTCTTTTCTCTTTGCTTCTATAAGACTGGGTCTATTAAACATTTTTTCACATTCTTCTTCACCCAAAAGAATATCAAATATAGTCTTCAATGGATTCTTTAATTGATGTTCAAGATAATAAAGATTATCAATCGGTACATTGTTTTCAACTACATATTGAGGATCTTCTACCTTTTTAGCAGCAAGTGCTTTAGGGTCACCAATATCAACATATACAAATGGAACTCTGTCTCCAGGTTTTGGAGCACTATTTGGATCTCTTTCAATCATTTTTTCAACTAACGCAACATGTGCCATCGCTGGAATGTCATCTGATTTAACCATTTTACCAGTTTTAACATTTTTACCTGTATCTGGATCTTTAACAGTTTCTTCCTTGGTACGTTCCCAACGATATCTATCACTTCGACTTCCATCTGCATTTTTAAGAAATATTTTTTCACATCCTTTGTAATCTGCTCGAAGATTTTTTGAAAGAATAAGTTTTTTAATCGGTACTTCTCCTTTCAATAGAGAATCGATACATTTTTCTGCTTCTGATCTTCCAAGCAAAAGGTCGTTTTTAAACATAATTGGTGTCAATACACGATCAAGAGTTTCTTTAACATATGGACAATTATCTCTACGAACAAGTTCTACACCCTTTGCTTCAATTTCTCCATTATGTTTCTTCGGATCAGTCCATTCAACATACATATATCTCTTCTTTGCAACTAAAATAAGAGGATACATAAATTTTTCAAATTCCAGTTCAATTGGTTTTCGAAATGTTTTTGAAATTTCTGCTGCTGCATGCTCAGCTTTTTTGAACAATGTTGTAAGTGTTCCATCAGCATCAACTGGTTCAGGAAAGATAACATAACAGCTATCGGTATTTTTTACTATCATCTGACCAATACCTGCTTGAAATGTTCCGTCTTCTGTTTCAAGATCATATACAAATTGTTCTGTTCTACCAAGATCTCTGATCTTTTTAATTTGGTTTTCATTTTTTCTAAGTTTCATAGAAAATGTAAGTGTAAATATATTTAATTTATCTGAACGATCATTTATACTTACATCAAATCCTAAATTTCTTCCCAAAAGATAATAACAACTTGCTGAAAGTTTATTTTTAGATGTAATTTTAATATTTTTTGTACGATCATTATAACATTTATACCCATCTGCAAGGTAGTATCCATAAAAAAACCACTTTTGATTTTCAAATTCTGAATTTAATATATCTTCTGTAATAATTTTACAACCATTATTGTAAAATTGTAAATACTCTTCTACTATATATTTGATATCACCAATTGGGACAAGTTTATAAACACCCGAACTTTCAATTGTATCTAAAATTTTAAATGAAATATTTTTGTAAATAATATCGAGCCATTCGACTAATTTTTTAAGAATATTTATATCTGCATTATTTAAAGCCCATGAATATTTTATCCCACTTTTATAAGAATATCTTCCACAAGAACCATCCCCAACAAAAAATCCTTGAATAAATGATAAACGGTATTCTTTTGGAACATTGTCCATATTTTGAAAGATATTTGTTATATCTTCTAATTTAATAGACGTTTTATTTATCTCAGTTGGGTATTTATGAAAAAGTTCCATTCCAATTGCAACATCTGATGGTTTTATTTGTTCTTTTTTCAAATTTAAAAGAGAATGGTCTTCTGTTACATCTACCAATCCTGTATGAGTAAGAATACGATAAATTTTTTTATTACAATAATGTCTAACTGTTCTACGTAAAGAGCTCCACCCTGATGATGTCCAAACTTCAATATTTGTATTTGGAATAGATTGTTCTTTATTTGTAAGACCAGATTCATCTGATTTGAATTGAGGATACTCTTTTGCTTCAAAACTATCAAACAAGCATTCGATTGTTTGTGTAAAAATATTTCCATTTTTACGAATTAATACCGGTGTATCAGATGTTACAGAATCACCATAAACTATTTCACACATAAAGTGTTCTTTTGCATAATTCTGTGTTTGTTCAATCATTTGACGACCACACCCAGTAACAGCTTGACTAATTTCTAAACAAGGTAATGCCCCAACAACAGCACCTGTAAACCCGTAAATACTATTCATTGATACTTTAATTGCTAATTGTTTTGCATTAAGAACTGTTTTCATAAATGGATCAGTTGTTGCATTCATTTCCTTCTTTGTTACTTTGCGATTTTTCCACAATGATTGAAGAATACCCGAAAGTACACCATCTTGGCTTTGGACAAATGTAACCGAAAGAGAATCATTACATTTGATAGTGGAGTATTCTACTCCTTTAAGATCTAAAAACTTTGGATCAAGAACAACAGTAGAATAACACATATTATGAGCAATCATAATACTTGGATACAGACTTGCAAAATCTAAACCAGCTACTGGACGAGTATAATAACCAGTTTTAGCTTCCAAAACCGTTGCTCCTTGAAATTTACCTTCTGATTCTGCCTTAGGAAGAACTGGGATAAGATACCCCTTTTTACGAGTTTCATAAGCAATTTGACTAAATACTTTAATAGATTGTCCACGAGTAATTAGATATTCTAAAGGAACCCTTGTTACTTTTGCCATTTCAAGATAATTTGCTAGAACGGCAAACTTTTCAAATAATTTTAGACAAAGCATTGTATCTTGAACACAGTACTTTCCAACTCGAGTTCTCTTTTCACGAGTTCCATGATCTTTATTCCATGCTTCAAAAATTTCTTTTGGTGATACATCGTCTTTTCCTTCACCCAAAAAATGTTCACCTACAGTATTTAATTTATAACTTTCAAGTTTAAAGTCTTTTTTGATAACTTGAAGGAGATCAATATGTGATCTTCCAATTAACCGAGTCATTTTCCAATCATTGAACCCTGATTGTTGATTATTAAGAATTTTCTTTTCTATAACCGTCACATGCTCTTTTAATTTAGATTGACAATTAAATTCTGATTCTATTTCAAGAACCTTTGCACGTTCAAAAAGATATCCATTATCAAACCCAAATATATTATAACCAACAATCATATCTGGATCAGTATCTCTAATAAACTGTGAATACTCCAATAATAATTTCTTTTCAGATTTACACTGTATCACCACAGTATCTTCAATATTATCACATGTTCCTAAATTAAATAGATATTTTTTAACTATCTGAGTAACGGTATCTTTAATAATACAACAAATTTGAGTAACACGGTCATTTTTCTTTAATGCATTTGGAAAAGATCCATCTTCGCTACAAGCCTCAATATCAAAATATAAAATACGAATATTTGAAATTTTATTGATATATTCTTGATGATTTGAAATATTCTTCCAAGAACAATTTATAAAGTCTTCTGACTTCGAGTAATTAGTTACTTTTACCCATCCAGCTGTAAGAATATCTCTAATGTGAGTTAATCGAAGTACAGGATCGATGTTTGATTCATAAAGAGGAAAAGAATATTCTTTTCCAGAAATTGTAAAAGAATTTGAATCAATTTTATAACGCATTGTTCTAAGAGCTTTGCTTGAATAAAAAGACAACTTTAAAAATTTACGAATTTTATTATTTTCAAACCCATAATAACGTTTTCTTTCAAGGAATTCTATATTTTGAATATTTTTCACATTAAATGCTTCTCTAACAGAATAAATACATGTAGAATCCCAATGACTTGGAACTTCTATAAAAAAGAATGGATAAAATGAATCAAGACGTAAAGTTATAGGATTTCCAATGTCATCAATACCAAATACAAAAATTTTATATTCTAAAAATCCAGTATCTTCATTTTCAATATCATTACAATACCAATCCAAAGTTTGGAACAATAATTCATTTCCAATATCTTTTTTTTCGCGAACTTCCCAATTCATCTTACTTATTATTATAACGTGTAAAGCTTTATGTCACTTTATTTTTGTAAAATAAAATAATAACTTTAATTAATAATAATGTTTGATAAAAAATGCCTGGTAAATTCCCTAACAGGTATATCTGTTTTACTAGGTATGTTTTTATTTTATATATATGTTTATGATGGAACTGTTCCTCAAAAAAGTACCATTAATGGTAAAGATTATTTAGTAAAAAATAACGATTTAAAAGTTACTAAAGCAAATTTATTAGCAAATTTGCATTCTAAATTAGAAATCCTTGTAAATAGTCTTAGAAATCAAAATTCAATAAATGTTCAACGGCTTATTTATAATTGGAATAAAGGAGTTTCCCTTAAAGAAACTGGAAATATGGAGGCAGATGCAGCTTATGTAATAAATAAACAATATATGTCCATATGTTTGAAGGATTTTGTTAAAAATATAAATTTAGAAAACTTGAATTTACTTACATATGTAGGTATTCATGAACTTGCACATATAATGTCTGTTGAAATAGGACATGGAGATGAATTTAAACAAAATTTTAAATTTTTATTAGATCATTCTAAAAAATTAAATTATAATGATCCTATTTTAAATAAAAATATTCAGTTGTATATTCCATTAAATACAATTAATACTCCAAATGATTATTGCGGAGTTTCCATAATTAATTCTATTTCTTAAAAAAATAAAATAATTTGATAAATTATAATAAATGTTAGCTTTTCTTTTCGGAAAAAAGAGAAAATCTTCACAAAAATCAAAAAAGCTTCCTAAAAAGGTTGTTAGACTCGCAAGAAAATATAAAGTCAAAGTAACTCTCAAAAGAGGATCAAAGAAAGTTTACAAACCTCTTAGAGTTATTATGAAACAAATAAAAATGAAACAAAAAGCTTCAAAAAAAGCGGGTCGCGTTCATCGTAGAAAAATGCATTTTGGCCTTAGAGGAGGAGCTTTTGATTCCACAGATTCTTCCCATGGATATGCAGAGGACTCAAAACAAAATCCCGGAATTAGTTCATATACAAATACGGTAATACAGGATTCTCGTGATAATAATGCACGCCCAAGACGAGTACGTGCAGGTAATGAATATATTGATACTCAAATTAAACCATTTAAACCCGTTTATGGAGTAGGTAAAACTTTCTTTAACCAAACAGTTCCTGGTAACTATCCACCAAACTGGCAACGGTTATACCAGAAAGACGGATCCTTTGTTCCACTTGGATACCCATTTGTCGAATACAAAAACCAATCTTTCGGTAAGAAACGTCGTTCCCGCAAAGCATCACGTAACGGTGTTCCGAATAAAATTTCAGGAGTTTTAACTGGTGCAAAAGGTCGATCAATAACATTTACAAATACAAGTGATGAAAAAATGACAAGAAAATTAAAAAAATTATCTAAGAAAAATACTTATACATTTAAAGTAAACGGGCTTCCGGGTGGACGTATTTTCATAGTAAAAGGCCCCCTTAAGAAAGGTATGAAGGTAAAAGCTGTTTTAGTTCGGAAATTAAAATAAAATCAATTATTCATTAAAAATCTAAAGTATTAAGTACTTTTTTTACTTTAACTGATAATTTTTTTGGATATTCTACATCAAAAACTAAAATAAGATTATTTCCATTGACATTAATAGTATACCCATCTCCAGTTTTTATAATTTGGTTAACAAGTATTAAATGTTCATTATCAAAAGGATCCTTAAAGGTTTTTTTAAAACCCAATAATGAATCTTTTAAAGAAATTTTAAAATTATAACACAATTTTCCTGAATGAAAAAAATAATTATCTTCAGAAATAATTATTTGATCTTCTTTTGGACATTTTGGTAAATTAATTTCAATAAATTCAAAACAATCGCAATTTTTAATATAACCATCTCCTAAACATTCCATACAAACATCCATTGGTTTTTTTAATATATTGTATCCAGATCCCGCGCAACTTATACATAAGGATGCTTTACAATTACAGTTTTTCTTAGATTTTATTTTCTTTGTAGTCCCTGTAAAATATTCTTGTATTGTTATTGGAACTTTAATTTGTTTATTTGTCTTTTTAAATGAAGGAACATTAATTACAAATCCCTGAACAACTTTTTTAAAAAGATTTTGAATATCTCCGAATGAGGATTCAGGTTCCTTATTCAAAAATTCATAAGCATTCTGAATTTGTATAAATTGCTCAGAATTACCATTATTTTTATCTGGATGATATTTCATAGCAAGGCGCTTGTAATTTTGTTTAAGTTCTAATGGACTAAAATTTTGTGGTAATTCTAATATCTCTACTGCATCCAATAAATTCATTATTTGGAAATGTATTCCTTTTAATTAATTTATTTTTTAAAATACTACTTTGAACTTGAACTTAATTATTTGAACTTTGATTTAACGGCGGCTACGTTTCATTGCACGAAGTTTCTTATTTATTTGTTTCTTAATTAGACTGAGTTTCTTAGGAACACGTTTGCTTCCAACCTTAACGGTGCACTTAATCTTAAGCTTGCGGCACATTTTGCGGATCTTGGCAGGAAGCTTCTTGGGCATCCGGCGGAAATCGGCATGAGTCTTCTTGTGGTTCTTCCGAACTTTGCGGCTCTTGCGTTTCTTTCCAAATAAAGTAAATCCAGCAGCTTTTGCATATGCAGAAACATCCTCATCTTCGTATTTTTCAGCTTTTCGGGCCTTGCGGGCTTTTCGTACAGCACTTGCATTCTTATTGCGTGTAGCAACTTTTGCCTGTTTTGCAAGGCGTTTTTGTTTTTTGGCAGCCTTCGCTTTTCTTAATGCAGTTCGCATCTTTTTTACCTTCATAGTCACTTTACGTTTCTTTCCAAATCCATATTTGCGACGGCCAAACATTACAAGTGGAGGAGGTACATATCCACCAACATCACCTACTTCAAGAGATCCTAAATCAATAAGATCTGGAATGGGCCGAGCTGGTCCTTCTGCTAAAGGCATATATCCACGAGCTTCTGGGGAGTTTCTTCGTGTGCGGAACTTTGCCACTAAATTGGATGCATGGATTCCTTTGGGTGTTTTAGTGAATGTAACTCCGCACTGACCAACAAGTGTACGATATGTTTTGAATTTTTTACCATCTGAACGCATAAGAGGAATACCCATCTTTTTGCAAGTGCTGAGTGTGCGTCGAAGATTTGCAACTTTCTCGGCGGTTCCGTGACCTGTAACACCGGAAAGAGTTGTGATAAATGGAGGGGCACGAGCTTTTCCATCAACCATCATGGAATATTTCTCTTGGAGTATCTTTTTGG